TTATTTTTCCGGTTTGGGGGGCCTTTTTCCCCATAAACAATTTTTTAAAAAAAAAAAAAAAAAAAAAAAAAAAAAAAAGTTGCGAATTTTGGAAAAAGTGTAACGAAAACAGCTAAAAAGGACCCTAAGTGTTTGAAATTGCTCAATACCGCCCGTTACACCCCGTTACACTTCAGGCCTTATCCGTTACACTTACCCCCTTATCCGTTACACTTTAGGGGTAATCCGTTACACTTTTCTAGCCGATCGAGCCTAAAAAAGACTGTTTTTGAGATTTTGAAATTGAGATTAGGGGTATATAGGGGCTATGTTGTCGAAAATGTGTAACGGAGTGTAACGAGATTATGGGAAAGCGTTTGGAGATAAAAGCCGACGAAATTGAAGAAGCGCATGGGAGAAAATTGACCAATCGGCAGCGAGAATTCTCTCGGCACTTCGTTGATGGCACACATTCAAACGCCGAATGTGCTCGGCTGGCGGGCTACGCAGACAAGGATGGAAATGCGCGAATCCAAGCGCATAAACTTTTGGATCCCGGCCTGTTCCCCCACGTCTCCGAGTTCATCGCAGAGCTGCGTGAGGATCGCGAGCGCCGCTACGGCGTGACGCTCATGGGCCAACTCAAACGACTCCGGGAACTTTCTGTGAATGCGGAGGAGGCTGGGCATTTTTCGGCTGCCATCAACGCGGAGAAAACGCGCTCGGCCCTGGGTGGCCTGACGACCGACAGACGCGAGACAAACCACTTCCATGCCATTGAAAACATGAGCCGAACTGAGGTCGAGGAGCGGTTGGTCGAGTTAAGAAAGTCCCACCCTCACGCCTTCGTAGAGGCGGAATATGAGATGATTGATGACGCAAAAAGCAGAGACGCTTCTGTGGGCGAGGATAAAAGCGAAGGTCCCCCCGCATTGGAACACCACCCGGATTGAGAACCGATTCGGCGGCGGGGTGCCGGATGTCCATGTTTGTGCGGAGGGTGTCCCATTCTGGATGGAACTCAAAGTCACGAAAACTAACGCGATTAATATTTCGCCTCATCAAATTGCTTGGAATCACGCCTATTGTCAGGCTGGGGGCGTCAGTTTTTTCCTTATTCATCCCCTTTTATCCCATGGCCTATATCTATTTGATGGGATAAAGGGTCGGGAATTAGCAAAGAGTGGTCTTCGGGGCATTTCCCTTGAACCAGGGTCGGGGGTTGTCCCTCTCTGGTCGGGAGAAAGTGAGTCGGGGCTCTTGGTCGGGGCTCTTGAGATTGCTCGAAGTCGGGTCGGGTCGGGGTCGGGATCAGTCGGGTCGGGGTCAGTCGGGTCGGGGTCGGGGAGCAAGCCGAGTTTGGCTCCGGCGAGCTGGCCCGGGCCTGGGGTGTGAGGTTAGGGCCAGTTCGCGGTGTACCCGACAGACAAAAAAAGGGCGACCCGAAGGCCGCCCGAGTTGGGGAGGAACTGGGCTATTGCTTGTCGAACGGGTCTCGGTAAAGATCTTCAACGCCAGCTACCGGGTCGCCGCACTCGGCGCAAGGCTCTGTAACCGATATTTCGTTGCACCCGTTCCAGCCGTTGTAGTCGCCGGCCGCATGGAGCCTGTGACAAAAGTCAGAACAGAACACAATCTGATCGACAACGTCGCCTTGTGCGTCTTCGATGAATTGTAAATGTGCCATTAGTACCTCCACAGAAGCCGTTCGGGGGCTTGCGCCTTTTTTCGCGTGACCTCGCCCTGACTGTGGCAATAGTAGCAGTTCCTGACTTCCTTGGGTCGCTCTTCCACGTACCCGTTGCCATGGCATACGGGGCATGGAACTTTTTGCCCCGGGGCGCCCTTTTCCTTACGCTCAAAAGCTAAGCTCGATTTATATCTATCCATGATAGTCTCCTAGTCGAAGTAGTTCACGTTCGCCCGACGCTCATCACGTGCCGCTCTCGCCGTGTCGCCGCGCTCGTGCTTCTCGGCGGCGGCGAGTTTGCGCTCAGATTCGTCGGACCACAGAAGTCGCTCGGGATCACCGCGGTACACGTTGCGCCCTTTGCGCCGAATGGTCTTGCCCGCTTCAAGCGCATCGAGGCCGGTTGAACTGATCACGCGCAGCGTAAACGTATGCTGTTGCCGCCCCGCGCCGTAGCTATCGCGCACGACCTCGGCCTCAATAGTCCGCGAGCCGCGGTAGCGCGGTTTTCGATAGCTGCCGCCGAACACCGATTCGGTGAGCCGAATGGTGTCGCCGGTGACAACGTCACCGAGCGCTGGTTGCCAGACTGAGGTAGATTTTTTCATTGGCTTACCCTTGTTGATTGCTGACCGTGCTGGCACTTTGCCATATTGGCCAGCGGGCCGCAAGGATTATTTTGGCCGGCACTGGGGAATTACTCGACCAGGTCGGGCCGGCACTGGGGAATTACTCGACCAAGTCGGGTCGGGGGCTGGGGAATTACTCGACCAAGTCGGGCCGGCACTGGGGAATTACTCGACCAAGTCGGGCCGGCACTGGGGAATTACTCGACCAAGTCGGGTCGGGCTTCAAACGAAGCGGACCCCAGCCACAGGGAGGAGTGGCCGGGGTCCGGGGCTCGGGGATAGGGATTTCCTCGAGCGAGGCCGCCTAGGGTAAGCTGTCAACAACCGGCGGCCTGATTGCGACAATATAAGCCTGGGGGCTTGCGGTCAAGGCGACTAATCCTTTTTATGCCTCCACCACCAGGTCGCCAAAATATTTGGTAATCAAGCCGGTATTATATCCCGCGCAATGCTGTATCTCTGCGAATGCCGCGTCGCGGGTCAGCGGGATAATGCCAGCGCCACCACGGCGCCCGTTGCCATCCGGCACGGCGAACCGGCTGAGCGAGCCGCCCCGTCCCGCGACGAAATAGCGGCCCCTCCTGGTCACAAACAGATCGCTGCGTTCGTACCGGAAATCCGTTAACGATTCATCGTTTCCCGTGTCGCAGAGTATTTCGGCCGTTTTTGTATTATACGTTTTGCCGTCGATTGTGCGTTTCATGATAGTTTCCCTCGTTGATTGCTGACCTTGCTGGCACTCTGCCATATTGCCCAGCGGGCCGCAAGGATTATTTTGGCCGGCACTGGGGAATTACTCGGCCAGGTCGGGTCGGGATCAGTCGGGTCGGGTCGGGGTTGCTGGTCGGGATGCTTCGCGGATGATTCCGACACTATCGGACAGCATTCGGACCTCTCCCACTGCCATGTCGTGGAAGATCTCTTTTACTTGATCCTTGGTGCGCCGGGCGACAAAGTATTTCTCGCTCTTATCGTCAAAAAGTAGGAACGTCATATCAATAATCCCTCACAACAAACCCGCTTTGATCGGCCTTAGCCTTTGACCCTTTCGGATCCAGCCCGACAATGCAGGGCGATGGATCCAGGTGGCGTAGGTCGTGCACGGTTCCGTCGATCACGTCATGGCTAAGGTAGCGTTTCGGCTGGCCGTTGCCAAATACCACCGCCACATTAAAGCCAGCCTTGAGCGCTCGCAATGCTTCGGCCTGGTTTGTTTCGCTTAGGCTGAAGGTTAGGTGATAATTGGCTGGCCGTGTTTTATCCAGCAACCGTTTTAAGTTTTTCGTGTAATCTATGAATTGCGTTCCTGGAAAGCGTTGCGCGACATTCGCGAAATTAATATCAGTTGAGCCATTAGGCCTAATAGCTAGTGTCTTGCCTTTGCGCTTTGCCTGTTTTGCCAGTGCTTTAACATGCCAATTCATTTCCGCTATGAAGGCTTTGCGCTCATTCATGAAATACTGAGCTTTCCGCACTCGGCTTGCGCGCACGGCATTGGTGCCGTGTTCTAGATCGGTAACCATTGCAGCTTGGCCGCTGTACATGCCAAGGCATAGCGCACGACAGCCCGCCGTTGAGTGCGGGCATAAATTGCCGGCTCCACCAGTGTCGTGTGGTGCCATATAATTAATGCCGTTTAAATAACCGAACTTGTCGGCCTTGATAGCCTTAGCGCTATCGGTGGAGAAAAACCTAGTGAATCGGATTGCTGGTTTCATTGGCTTACCCTTTCTGAGTTGCTGACATTGCTGGCACTTTGCCATATTGGCCAGCTGGCCGCAAGGATTATTTTGGTCGGGGGCTGGGGAATTACTCGACCAAGTCGGGCCGGCACTCGGTCGGGGTCGGGTCGGGACCACGCTCACTATCTTTAAGAGTACATTGACCATCCTGCCCAAGATGATAAAGAGTAAAGCCGTTTTGCGCCGGGGCATGGCTCATCAAAGGTACTTCCTTTAATTCCCTGTACAATGCACTCATAAAGATAGTGAACGTGCCTCGTTGATTGCTAACATTGCTGGCACTTTGCCATATTGGCCAGCGGACCGCAAGGATTATTTAATTTGCGACAGCGCTTGCGTTAGACCGCGAAACATGGTACTCATGACCCCTTGTCAACAACTAAAGAGGGTTAATTAAATGCAACTCGTAACTAAAGAGATTGAGCGCAAATTGCCGCCACTCCGCAGTACTGAAAATTGCGACCCTACAAGCGTGGACGTGGTGGTTAAATTTTTCGCCCCGTGGACAGGGTGGACATGGTACGCCACTGAGGGCGAGAAACAATTAGACGGGGATTGGTTGTTTTATGGTTGGGTTGACGGGTTCGAGCCAGAACTAGGGCAGTGGTTATTGAGCGATCTCGCTCAAGTCGTCGGTCCTATGGGGTTGAAAATTGAGCGAGATCGCTACTTCACCTCTAAGCTCAGCGAGGTGATGTAACATGACCAGTGGTCAGCGTAAGCTAATACACTTTGCGGTGAAGTATCCTGATAAATGGCAGGCCTTTGCCCATGATTATCAGACTGTGGGCATTGTGTGCGCTTGTGTGAATTGTGGTCTTATTGTCTTGAACGATTTTAACCAATTCAAGATCACACAATTCGGCAAAGAGCAAGCGCCATTTATCGCCGCCTAGCCGAAACATATCTATCACAATTCGGGGCGACCTTCGGGTCGCCCTATTTTTTTGTCCAGTCGGGTCGGGGTTAGTCGGGTCGGGACTAGCAACGCCAGCATTCGGTCGGGTCGGGGTTAGTCGGGTCGGGTCGGGACTAGCAATGGCCGCCACTCTTGCCGTATAGGTGGGTAAGTAGATGGTCTCAAGCCGCTAGCGCCGGCGCCGAATGGTTGAGGCTAGAGCTGGGAGATGGTTAGTAGACGAATGGCTATTGCGCCAGGTTCCTCTCCCGAGATGGTTAGTAGACGAAGAGCTGGATGCGCCAGGAGCCATTGACCGCCGCTCGAATATTTTCTCAAAGCCTGCCTTTTTCCCTTGCGCTGCGGCATTGGGCTGCTGTAAAATCTCCACAGTCAATAACTTACCCAGGGAGACAAGTCATGCCAACGTACCGAGAGCTTCTAAACGATAGCGCCACACCAGTAATGGTGCGGAGAATAATTGCGCTGCTAACAGATGAGACACGGCACTCACGCTATGACCCGGTTGACCTCTC